TATTGACCTCTACAAGTTATATTAAAGAGGTATTGAAAGAGCTAGCAGGTGGTAAAAAATGGCTTATCATTAGACAAATTATAGCAGATTCAAACGTTAAAGACTTTGAGGAACTATACCGCTCATTATTTGAATATGCCCCAAAATATGCCCCTGGTAAGGAAGGATCCGTTGCAATTATATTAAATGAACACCTTTATCAAGCAAATTTCCGAATTGATAAAGAAATTAATATAGCTTCCTGCATAGCTAAAATCATAGAAATTTTAAAATAAATGTAATATTTTTTGGCTTTTCATATATTTATAATTGACATTGACAACTAAATAATGCTATTATGATTATATATATGACTACTAACAATATAAACGGAAAAAAATATATTGGAAAAGATGTAAAAAACAACCCAAAATATTTAGGAAGTGGATTTGACTTACAAAAAGCAATCAAAAAATATGGAAAAGAAAATTTTACTAAAATAATTTTAGAAACCTGCCCCAATAAAGAAGAACTTTGGAAACGAGAAGAATATTGGCTCACATTACACAACGCTAAATCTAACTCAGAATTCTATAACAGAACTAATAAAGCTTATGGGGCATGGGAAAATAGAAAATATACTCCTCTATCTATTGAAACAAAAAATAAAATGGCAAGATCCCACAAAAATATACCCTTAAGTGAATCCCATAAAAATTCTATCAGCCAATCTATGAAAGGTCATTCCAAATCAGAAGAATGGAAATCCAACCTTAGTAAATCATCTTCAGATTCCTTTGGAAGACCTGTACTTCAAAAAGATCTTAAAGGGAATTTAATCCAAGAATGGAACACAGCAAAGGAAGCATCGAATTCACTTAACATTAACTATACAGCGATTAATAATTGTTGCCGATTTAATGAAAAAAATATATCTCCTAAAAGAAGTAACAATAAGTTAGGAAAATATACTTCTTCTTTATATATTTGGGAATATAAAAAAATATGAAACATTTCCTAAAATATACTCTTTCGTGGGTATCTCAAAATTTAGCCATACCTTTCTGGACAATCGGTCATATCCACTTGATGACATCAGTTTATGCTGATATACATGAAGTAATAATGTCGTTAGGAATGAATATAATTGTTGCGGCAGGATTCATTCATGACTTTTATGAATATAGAAAAGATAAAACAAAACTATAGTATGTATAATAAAATAAAAAACGATATGAATAAAGAATTCCTTTACATGCAAAAACTAGCAGGGATCATTACAGAAAGTGAATATGTAGCTAAATTAGAAGAAGCATCTGATGAAGAACAACAAAAAGATGTTGCTTCTATTGACAAAAAAGAATTTTATATAGGTTCTGTAAATGGGTTTGATGTATATGAATTGCCAAAAGGACGTAAAGATTTATACGCTATTGCTCGTGAATTAAATATTATCCCGGACCTTGGTTGGGTACACCCAACCCCCGGTGTACATGTAGGTATGAAGGAAAATTTTGACGAATTTATTGAAAAAGGTCCCTTATTTATTTTTTCAAAACCTGGAAGTAAGGAAAGATATATATTTTCATATGAAAAGAATGAATTTCAAAATAAAAATGGTGATTCTGTTTTAAGATACCAAGACCCCAATATACTTAATATGCTCGAATTTGTAGCATCAAAGAATCCTAAATATAAGTTTCCTATTGAAATCAAACTCCTCCAATTCCCAAAATCCCTCACCCCAGAAGATTTAAATGTTGAAGGTGATATTGACTTATGGTATTCTTCCCTTAAATCTTTACCTGATAATTTAACAGTTAATGGAAATCTTAACATACAAAATACCCCAATAGAATCTCTCCCTAATAATTTAACCGTTAACGGACTTCTTGACATAAAGAGTACTAATATTTCTTCTATTCCTAATAATTTAAATGTTCAAGATATATCTTTACATGATACCCCTATTGATAAAGAATATTCTAACGAAAAAATTTATAAAATGATAAAGAAAAAAGGAGGAAATGTTAAAACTGTTAGAGGAGGTAAATAAGTGTGAAAAAGACGAATAAAAAACAATTTAAATATATTCTTACAGAAAAGCTTGTCTACCAGCAAGCTTTTTCTTATCTTTATTAATATATAAAACTTTTAAATATGCAAGAACAACCTAGATTAAACATCGATTTTAAAAACACATCAGCAGTAACAGGTCATGATGGTGGACAATTGTTTGGACAAGCAGTTATCCTACGTAAAGTATCTAAATTTTTAATTGGAGCAGATGAAGATTCACTCATTCCAATCCCAGTATTCTATGATTTGGAAAGTAAAAAAATCATCTTAGATACACTCCCTCCAGACATTCGTGAAGAATATAAAGATATTGCCCTTGACATCTAAGAAACAAATAAAAGATATATGGGGGTGGTTGAATGAAATCACCCTCTATAAAACCCCCATTGAAAATATTTCGGAAGATTCATGGGAAAAATGGAACTCTTACATGATACATCGATATGTATCTATGAATATAAATTATGTTGAATTAGCTAATTTTGTTCAAACTCTACCCTACGAGAACAAACAACAAACATATTTAATTTATAGAGAGATGATTCCAAAAGCAAAGACGTTCTTGAAATATGTCAAGTCAAGAACAAAGAGACAGCCTGCAACGTTGGTAGAGTACGTAGCAAAACATTTTGAATGTAGTTTAGGCGAAGCAGAAGAGTATATTGACCTTTTACGCGAACATGGTGTACGGCAAGTGTTGTACTCTATGGGTATAGAGGATAAAGAAGTAACCAAGTTATTAAAAAAATGACCTCAAACAGAGAAACATTTGGAACAGACCCAAACAACCCCCTTCAAACAAGATCAATTCATAAAACAGACTCTATTGTTGATTCAGTAATCGATCAATTTGTAAGCAGAGCTCGCTTTGGAAAAGAAAAATATGGCACTGATCTAGATAGAAACGATTTAAGTGTTTTAGATTGGATCGAACATGCTAAACAAGAACATATGGATGCCATATTATATTTGGAAAAACTTGAACGAATACTAAAGGGCTAATATTTATAATAAAATAATTTAAAATGAATAAAGAAACTTTACGTATGCAAATGTTGGCTGGTGTAATTACAGAGGGCCAATATAAAGAAAAATTGCAAGAAGGCATTTTTCAAAACCTTTTAGGTAAACTAAAAGGAAATAAAAAACCTGAACCTGTAGAAAAAAGTGAACTTGATGGTTTAACCGATGAACAAGCACAAACACTTTATGATGAATACATGAAACAGGCTTCTTCAATTGATCCATATGATCCAACACATGGTGGATGGTCTACTGCTGCTGAGACGATAGCTTTTAAAATTAAAAGGATGTATCCTAATGTAAAAGAACTTCCAACTAAAAATGAATCACTTAACGAGCATTTTGTTGCTGGTGGAATTGTAGGAATTGGAGCTATTAACCAAATCCCATCTCGCGCTAAAACAGATTACGAAGATGCTTTTGAATATTTTTTAGGTCAAAAATATAATTTGAACGAAGCTGAAAATGTAGAAGCTATCGGTGATAAAGTTACAGCTGCAGTAGAAGATAAATTAGAAGTAACAGTTGATAAATTATCTGATGAAGAAAAAGATAAATTAAGAGCTGAATTAGCTAAAATTGGTGTTACGGCAACTTCTAATGTTAAAGATGTAGCTGGTAAACTTGACGAGTCATTATATGAAGCTGAAGAAGACACTAAAACAAAATTAGCTAATGCTTTTAGTGATATAGGTGGTGGATTAATGAAATCAATGTTAGTTCCACTTATTCCATTAATTGCAGGACAAGCCACAGGTACAGGATTTGCAGGTGGTTTAGCAATTACCACACTTACAGCAGGTGCTTTGATTGCTTTAGCTAAAGCATTAGGTGCTGAAAAATCAATGGAAGAAGGTAAAGAAGTAGAAGAAGAATATAACTACTAAAATGAACCAAAGAGACACAATCACATTAGATGTTCCTCTATTTATTCGTTTACTCGAATACGCTAGAGAAGATGCTCAATCCGACATGGATCTCCATAGCGTAACAGAAAATGCTATTAGCCTATCCATTCCAGGAAAAACATTAACAATGGACGATTACAGTTCTATTGTTGGAACTCCTGAAGATATTGAAGAGATTCGAATGATGCAAGTTAGAGCGGGGATTATCAAGTAAGATGGCTAAAGCAAAAAAAGAAGGCAAGAAAAAACGCAATAGAACAAATTTGGCCAAGTATCTTAAAATGATCGCTCAAAACGAACAATTGATCAGCCAGTACAAAACGGCTTAGGACCGTTTGCTAGTTATAGCAAGAGAATACTTTTCACCGCTATCAAAGGTATTTTCAAAAAATTAAGAGAGCTTGGTTTTTCCAAGCTCTTTTTTTAAATTTAAGTTATGAGAAAGAAACCTCCTGTTATACTCAAAGAGATAAGAGAAAAAAAATTACCCGAAATTGACTATGCAACTCAAAAGTCTATTTCATACTCTCAAATGTCTATGTTCAATGAGTGTCCTAAAAAATGGTCACTACAATATAGAGAAGGACATAAAGCATTTACTTCCTCTATTCATACTGTTTTTGGAACTGCTTTACACGAAACACTCCAACATTACCTTACAGTAATGTAT